GCCGTATTGCATAACCAGGCCGTCGAAAAGGAACATACGAAGATTCGAGAGAATATCTCCCGTATTCGTGAACCAATCGACAAACCAGCTCCATGGAGTCAGCTCCCATATTCTGTCAGGGGTTGGCGTGATACCGAGTAATCGGTCAGCCAGCTTGACATGATACATGAGCTTGTCCATTGCTGAATCGGGAACAGGCAGATTGTAGATAAAGCAGCCAGAGAACCACACTCTCGTGTGAACCTCTTGCCGCCATCTGCGAGTGCCCCCGGCACCTAGGAACTTGCTGGAAGGCAGCGGGTCTGTGTAAGACCCTCCAACTGCCGTATTACCAGTAGTAACCGTTTTGGTGTTCAGCATTTCCACCCGTCTACGTACAGGACGACCGGCATCACGCTTGTATTGACGAACGATAGCACCGCTATCGCGAATCATATTCGCGTAACCCCGTAAATCGGATACCAAAGGCATCCAACCGAACTGTACATTGAGATAGTCGTCGCCCGCGTTTTTCGCGACCTTCGTTCTATCTTTCATTGTATGTACCCCAAAGCGGGGCAGACCCTCGGAACGTAATTCTCCGAGAGTCTGGTACAATGAAACGGACGGTGAAGTAGGTGCACTACGCGCAATTGCCGTAGTGCCATAAGCATCCATTGCGGCATCGCTGCCGTATGGTGCTAGTGGGATCATATCTGACAGGAACGCAGAAAGTTGACTATTACTAGTCGCATAACCCGGTCCTGTCAAACGCCTTCCCTTAAACAGCCCCTCAGTCAAAGTTTCATTCCAAATATATGGAAGTTCTTTGATTGTGGTTCGTCTGTGTGAGAAGGGTCCTCCTACATCGCCATGACCAAGATTGGCCATCTTGTGGTTGAATGACGTCTTCGTTTCCGTCTGAAAAGGCGGTTGCGACGAGCGGGTTGTGTTGCTCAAAAGAGCACCACTAGCGCTCCACTCCTGTACAGGAGGTGACGCTGTGGCTCGCACACTACGTGTGCTAGTTACACCACTATCAACCATTTTTGGAGCTCCTTTAAATCACCTTGTTAGAAGTATCAAACAAGGGTTTCTGGCGAGACACTCGAACGAATTCAAGTGCGTGCGTTTGCAC